CAACCCGGTGACAGGCAGCATCAGCGGCAGTTCAAACTACACCATGCCCAACGGTGGATCAGGCGGCGGCACCAACAACAGTCGTTTCATGCAGGCCATGAACGAAGTTTGTATTGATGCCAATCATGTGGTACACATGAGTCTGAACGAAGGCTTAGATGTGTTCTGGCCTTTTGGACGCAGTGTGCTGGAACAGATTTTCATGGTGTTCAAACAGAAACAACTGTTGGAAGACTCAATTCTAATCTATCGTGTGCAACGTGCTCCGGAACGACGAATCTTCAAAATTGATGTGGGCAACATGCCCAGCCACTTGGCCATGGCGTTTGTGGAGCGTGTGAAAAATGAAATGCATCAACGCAGAATTCCTACCATAACAGGCGGCGGTCAAAACATGATGGATTCTAGCTACAACCCACTCAGCGTGGGTGAAGATTACTTTTTCCCACAAGGACAAGACGGTCGCGGTAGCAGCGTAGAAACACTGCCTGGCGGACAGAATCTTGGTGAAATTGACGACCTAAAGTATTTCAACAACAAAATGGCTCGTGGCCTGCGTGTGCCATCCAGTTACTTGCCCACAGGACCTGATGACTCAGATCGTGTGACCAGCGACGGCAAAGTGGGCACTGCCCTGATACAAGAATTCCGCTTTAACCAGTATTGCGAACGCTTGCAGGCTCTGGTGTGCGAAAAGCTAGACGACGAATTCAAAATGTTCCTGAAATGGCGTGGCTTCAACATTGATGCTGGCCTGTTTAATTTGAAGTTCAATCCTCCGCAAAACTTTGCCAGCTATCGTCAAAGTGAACTGGACAACACTCGTATTCAGGCATTCCAGGGACTGGAGCCACTGCCCTACATGAGCAAGCGATTCATGCTTGAGCGTTTCTTGGGCTTGACCGAAGAAGAAATCAAAGAAAACGAACAAATGTGGCGTGAAGAACGTGACAGTCCTGAAATGCAAACACAGTCAGGACAGGATCTACGCAGCGTGGGTATCACACCAGGCGCCCTAGAAACAGACATCGCTGCTGGAGAAGAAATGGCTGGAATGACGCCTGAAACTCCGGGTGTGCCAGCCACTACGCCAGGTGCAGCAGTACCACCAGCACCCGGCGGCGCAGCCCCAACAGTATAAATACTGGCATGATACTACAAGAATTTTGGTCAAAAGAACCTGAAGCATATCAGGACCTGGCTCAAGACAATAGCCAGCTACAGCTGGGTGACCTGCGTAAAACTCATTTGACCCTGCGTCAACTCAGCAAGCTGAGAAAAATGAATGATATCAGAACTGTGGAATACAAAGAAAAACTCAAACTGGTGCGTCAACAATATGCACCACCGCCAGCACCAGTAGTCTAATTGTTGCAAGCAATTTGCAATTTATAGTCTTTTTGACTACTTAACACACCGCTTTTATCTCACCTGTGTAAATAACAGCACACTTTACTATAGGAGTTTCCTTATGAACAGATTTGAACAATTGATCGAATACGTGATCAATGATGAAGACAAAAAAGCTCAAGAGCTTTTCCATGACATCGTAGTGGCCAAAAGCCGTGAGATCTACGAAAGCATGATGGACGAAGAGCACGCAGAAGAGCTCGACGAAGGTACCGATGACATTGAAGAAGGTGCCATGGGCGGTGACGCTGCTGACAGCCTGATTGATGATGTTGAAATGGAAGAAGAATCCGACATCAACATGGAAGGCGAAGAAGATGACATGGGCGACGACATGGGCAGTAATGACATGGGCGATGACATGGGCGATGACATGGGCGGCGACGAAACAGCCACCAAAGACGACATCATGAACCTGGAAGACAAGCTGGACGAACTCATGGCTCAATTTGAAGACATGATGGGCAACGGCGATGACATGGGGCCTGAAGAAGGCGGCGACGCCATTGAAATGGACGACACAGAAGAAATGGACGACCAAATGGGCATGATGGAAGCTCTGCAATTAAAAGCAGCCCCAAAGCCAGTTACTTCTGAAGAAGGCAACACAAACAAAAAGTCTACTGTAGCTGCCAACTCAGGCGCACGTGGTGCAATGGCCAAACCAGTTCACACTGGTGCCAACGAAGGCGGCCATCATGACACCTCAGCGTATCGCAACACTACCAAAGACCTTGGTGTCACACCAACACAAGATGCTGGCAAAGGCGCATTCAAAACTGCTGCTCCAAAGCCAACAATGTCACAAGCCAGTGGCGTAAACAACAAGAGCCCAATACCAAGCGGTAGAGGTTAATTAAAATGTCGTCAAAGTATCTAAGAGAAGATCTTACATTTAGCCAGGCTCGCATCGAAGTCATTACTGAAGACGATGCAGCCAGCGGCGGTAAGAATCTCTATCTCAAAGGTATCTGTATTGAAGGCGACAAGCGTAATGCAAATGAGCGTATCTATCCTCTGCGGGAAATTTCTCGTGCAGTTGACACTATAAATCAACAAATCCGAGAAGGCAATTCCGTCTTGGGTGAAGTTGACCATCCAGATGATCTCAAGATCAATCTAGATCGAGTGTGCCACACTGTTGAAAACATGTGGATGGACGGACATGCTGGTTGCGGAAAGCTGAAAATTTTGCCCACTCCCATGGGTAACTTGATAAAGACTCTGTTGACGTCAGGTGTAAAACTTGGCGTATCCAGCCGCGGTAGCGGCAATGTAGACGACAGAACAGGACATGTAAGTGACTTTGAAATAGTCACTATAGATGTGGTTGCCCAACCCAGCGCACCAAACGCCTATCCCACAGCTATCTATGAAGGCTTGCTCAATATGAAGCACGGTCATAGAGTGTTGGAGATGGCTCGCGAGTCTGGTCAAGGCGACAAAGTGCAAAGATACCTGAAAGAGGAAGTAAAACGCCTAATCAGGGATCTTAAAATCTAAGGAGAACCAGGCATGTTTGATGCTATTAAACCATTGCTAGATAGCGGCCTGATTAACGAAGACGTTAGCCGAGAACTCAACGAAGCTTGGGATCAAAAGTTAAACGAAGCTCGTGAATCAGTTCGTGCAGAATTGAGAGAAGAATTTGCACAACGCTATGAGCATGACAAGTCAGTCATGGTCGAAGCCCTAGATAAGATGGTAACAGATGGTCTTGCCACTGAAATTCAAGCTGTAGCTGCTGAAAAGCGTGCTCTAGCTGAAGATCGCGTCAAGTTCCAAGGCAAGATGAAAGAGTCTGCACAGAAGTTTAACGGCTTCTTGGTGACAAAACTTGCTGAAGAAATTGGCGAACTGCGTAAAGACCGTAAGATGCACGCTGAAGGACTCGAAAAACTCGAGAACTTTATGGTGCATGCTCTTGCTCGTGAAATTCAAGAATTCGCACAAGACAAACGTGATGTGGTGGAAACCAAATTGCGTTTGGTGCGTGAAGCACGTAGCAAACTCGAACAACTCAAAGCACGATTCGTAAAAGAATCTGCTGAAAAGATGACTCGAGCTGTTAGCCGTCATTTGAAGGCAGAACTTACACAATTGCACGAAGACGTAAAAGTTGCTCGCGAGAACAATTTTGGTCGTCGTATCTTTGAAGCATACGCTGCTGAATTCGGTGCTACTCACCTCAATGAGAAGGCCGAAGTCAAGAAGCTGTATAACTTGTTATCAAACAAAGATCGTCAATTGGCAGAAGCCATTGAGCTCACTGAAAAGGCGAAAGTCCTCATTGAGCGCAAGGAACGCGAAGTGCGTATGATCAAGGAATCCAACTCACGTCAAAGTGCAATGGATGAATTGCTGAGTCCTCTTAACAAAGAGAAAGCAGATGTCATGCGTAATTTGTTGGAAAGCGTACAGACAGGTCGTCTGAAAAACGCTTTTGAGAAATATCTACCAGCAGTGTTGGAAGACAGATCAGTTAAAGCCCGTAAAGTAATTTCTGAACAAGTCACCGCAGTAACTGGTGATAAAACTGTACCAGAAACTCACCAAGAAGAACGCAGCAATGTGATCGACTTGAAGCGCCTGGCAGGTTTATAATCATTTTATAGAGGAGACTTAAATGTCACAAGAACTACTAGAAAGCCGCTGGGGCGAAACCAAAGAAGCACTGCTTGAAGGTTTAAATGGAACCAAGCGCAACAGCATGGGTGTTATCCTTGAAAACACTCGTAAGTACCTGAAGGAAAACGCTTCCGCAGGTTCCACAGCAGCAGGTAACATTGCTACATTGAACCGCGTGATTCTTCCCGTGATTCGACGTGTGATGCCAACTGTTATTGCTAATGAACTGGTTGGCGTTCAGCCAATGACCGGTCCAGTTGGTCAAATCCACACTCTACGTGTGCGATATGCCCAGAACTTGACTGACACAAGTGCAGCAGCAACCAGCGTACAAGCTGGTGAAGAAGCATTGAGCCCGTTCAAAATTGCCACAGCGTACTCCACAGTACCTGGTGCAACTAGCACAGCTACTAACTACACTGGTGGCGCAACAGCTACCATGGAAGGTACTGGCGGCAAGCAGATCTCCGTACAGATCTTGAAACAAGCCGTTGAAGCTCGCACACGTAAGTTGCAAGCTCGTTGGACATTTGAATCTGCACAAGACGCACAAGCCATGCACGGCATTGACGTTGAAGCAGAAATCATGGCTGCTCTTGCACAAGAGATTACAGCTGAGATTGACCAAGAAATCCTTCTCAGCCTGCGTTCATTGGCTGCCACTGAGTTCACATACAACCAAGCTACCGTTTCTGGTACTGCTACATTTGTTGGTGACGAACACGCTGCTTTGGCTGTGTTGATCAACCGTGTTGCTAACCTGATTGCCCAACGTACTCGTCGTGGCGCTGGTAACTACGCTGTTGTTAGCTCTGCTGCACTAACCGTGTTGCAATCTGCAACTACTTCTGCTTTTGCTCGCACAACAGAAGGCACATTCGAAGCACCTACAAATACCAAGTTTGTTGGTACACTGAACGGCGCTATGCGTGTGTTCGTTGACTCTTATGCTAGCGACACTACACCAGTGTTGGTTGGTTACAAGGGTTCTTCAGAAGCTGACGCTCCTGCATTCTACTGCCCATACATCCCGTTGATGAGCAGTGGTGTTGTACTGGATCCGTCAACATTTGAACCAGTCGTGTCCTTCATGACACGTTACGGTTACATTGAATTGACTAACACTGCTAGTTCGTTCGGTAACGCTGGTGACTATGTCGGCGAAATCGCTGTGTCGAACTTGTCTTTCAGCTAATCACTGCAAGGCTTTTCAAAAGCAATCAAAAACCCGCTTCGGCGGGTTTTTTGTTGACTAAGTATTTGCATGATAGAATTCCTAGATCCCACTCGTTTTTACACCAATAGACAATACTTGACACAATGGTTTCAAGCTGACACTCTATGTGTCACAGACAACGACTTTGAAAATGTTGAACATACCCGACAGTTATTAGAACAACACTCCAATCACAATCGTATTTTAGATATCACACACAATCCTTTTCCTGACAACAAACTATCATTGAAATTCACGCCAATGCTGACCAACAACTTTGAATTTTTTTACAAGCCACAAGCAGGAACAACTTTCTTTCCGTTGTTTCTTTGGATGTACAGTTTGCGAAATCCATTATGGTGGGATACTTTTTGTTTTGACTCAGGCACAAACAAAACCCAAGCTCTCATGTGTCTCAACAACCGTCCAAGACCACATAGAACTCAAGTATGGGCAGAATGCAATCAGCGGGGAATTATTGATCAGTGTGTGTTCAGTTTCACTGAGCCAGTATACTACGAAAAAGATCAGTATTTGTATCCTTATCCATTGATGATTGCTGGTGAACAACATGATCCCAACCGCAACGACATTGGTGTGGGACACTCTGTGTATGGTGATTGCGCTGTCAATTTAGTAACAGAAACTGCAACAGATCTAGCTTACATCAGTGAAAAAACTTGCAAGCCGTTTGTGGCAAGACAAATTCCAGTACTGGTAGGTAGCGTAGGCATTAATCAATTTTTAACTGACATAGGCCTAGACATGTTTTCAGATGTGGTGCCTTGGACAACCTGGGATCATGAAACAAATCAGGATCTACGTATCAAAAAGATCATGGACTTTGTTGAATCGTGGTTGAGATCCGGAACCATGCTTGAAGATTATGGTCGACTACTGCCTAGAGTTCAAGCAAACAAACAGTATTTCCACAGTGATCAATTTAGAACACTGTTGCTGCAACAGATGTCAGATCTTGTACCAGCTTAGATACTGAGCAATTTTTTTAGTAACACTGTTCCAGTCACCGCGAGCAGGTTGTCTAAACAATCTAGCACTGGAGTACCAGGGGCTAGAATCTCTATCCAGTAACCAACGCCAGTCAGTGCTGTAGGCATTGAGCATGAGCCATGCTGGCCGCCCCAGAGCGCCAGCCAAATGAATCACCGCGGTGTCCACGCCAATTACAACATCAAGATGCATCATCAGCGCAGCAGTGTCTGCAAAACTTTGTACACCACCTGGATAACAAGTGACACCAGCAGCAAGCAATGCTTGTTCCTGCTCAGGTTCTGCGTCAATCTGCAGATTGATCCATTCGTATTGTGAATTATTTTTGATCATTTCCAGCATGGTTTCAAATGGCACACTTTTGTGTTGATTCAACCATGAGTCTCTGCGTCCGCTCCAACAAAAACCCACTCGCATGCGTTTTTTTGGACCAAGACGTTGTTGCCATGTTTTCATAGCAGCAACATCAGCATTGAGATAACTTTGAACTCGCGGCAAGTTTTCTACAGTGACTCCCAGTATTCCTGGGATACTCATGATTGGAACCCACAAGTCAAACTCGCCTGGGTCATCGTTGTAGGTGCCCACCCATGACAAGATTTCACTGCGACTCAGCATGGGGACCAGACCATCAGTCACTTGCAGTTTGACTCGGGCACCCATGGCATGTAGGTTATAAACAAATCGAACAAACTGGATGTTGTCTCCGTGTCCTTGTTCTCCTACCACCAGGATTGTTTTGTTCTTGAGATCTTCACCACGCCAACGCGGCTGCGAAAACTTGGGTTCTGTGCCAGCTAGGTGCTCGTAGTTCCAGCGACTTTCGTAGGCCGGCCATCCTTGTGCATAATCACCCATCAACAAATAGCACACAGCCAAGTTAAATTTGGCAGTGATATTGTCTGGCGCTAGGACCGCTGCGGCTTGTAAAAATGGCACAGCTCGTTGGGGATGACCAATTTCTCGCATGACATTGCCATAGTTGTTGAATGCAGCACTAGATTCTGGATCTTGCACAAACGCCAACGCATAACATTGTAATGCTCGTTCGGGTTGATTTTCAGCGCGAAGCTGGTTGCCTTGTTCAATAAGTTCAGTAGTATTCACGTGATATTTACACTCTGTAGGTAGTCCATTTTACATTTTTGCTAAATACTTGTCAACACAATACGGTGTTTTATGCTGAGATTAATACCCACAGCGTAGCGACTAGAACTCGCATCGGACTTCTTTAAGGAGAAAACAAAATGGGTCGTCCTCTAAAAATACAAAAATCAAGCACTGGTTCTGGCAACGGCGGCGCAGCCGTTAGTGTGGATCTTGGCTTTCCTGACTTTGGCAGCTTGACCAATCCAGTTAAAAACTCAGTTGGCAACATGACTAATGCTCAGTATCTGGGTGTGGTGGGTGGTGCTGGTCCAACTGACACTCCGAGCGCAACCAATCCACGTGTTGACGTTATTGTCAACATTCAATTGGCATCAGGTTCAGGTGCTGGCGTAGCACAAGGTTATATTATCCGTCAAAAGGGCAGCCGCAAGTACCTAGTTGGTGATGTAACCAGCATTGCTGATGAAGATCTAGTGGTTGGTAATGCATATATTATTACTTCAGTTGGAACAACCGACTGGGTAGCAGTAGGTGCTCCTTCTAACTATGGTGTTGGTACTGTTTTCACTTGCACAGCCGATGCTGGTGCAGGTACAGGCACCGCTAATCTTGTTGGCGTTTGCGTCCTAGACAACGATACAACTCCAGCAGTTGGGTTAATGGCAATCACATACACCAACAACGATTCTACAGCTACCCCAATCAGCAAGTTGACCAACAAATTCTTGTTGGACTTTGCTGGCGGTTCTGGATTCTCTCAAGCTGAAGTGACCAATGACGTTCGTTTTTCTGCCAACTTCTTCACAGACGAAGGCACGGTTATCAAGTCTGGCACAACTGCTGTGGCCAACGTTTCTGGACAACAGAACTTGTTGGACGTGGTCATTGTTGACAACGTTACTTCCTAATTGATTTAGGCCCCGAATCCTCTCAGCTACATACTGAGAGGATTTTTTTTATGAGCAGAGCATTTGTATTAGGCAACGGAATCAGCCGCCAAGGACTAGATTTAGAACTGTTAAAACAGTTGGGGCAAGTGTATGGTTGCAACGCAATTTATCGAGAGTTTGTTCCAAATGTGCTGATCAGCACAGACACTCCTATCAGCAAAAGTATACAAGAATCAGGTTATTCACAAAACCACATGATGTATACAAGAAAACCATTTCCTGCCTTGGGCGCACTGCAAATTCCTCAAGAATATTATGGATTTAGTTCTGGTCCAGCTGCTGTTGCAATAGCAGCGCTAGATCGAAATGCTGCAATCTACCTAATAGGATTTGACATGGGCCCAACACAATCTGGCAAATTCAACAACATCTACGCCGACTCAGAGTTTTACAAAGCCAGTTCATCGGTGCCAACTTTTGTTGGTAACTGGGCAAATCAACTGGTAAAAATCTGCAAAAATTTTCCCAAACTCAACTTCTACAGAGTAATGGGCAGCACCACTGCTGCGGTAGCAGCTCTGGACAACATACCCAACTTGTATCACATGCCTATGGAAGACTTCTTAAACAGAATAAATAACACAAAGGAACTCTAAATGTCTATCTATAAGCGTGTCAGTGGGAATCTTATTGTCCAAACAGTTGGCAATACAGATTCTATAACATTTCAAGGCCTAACCGCCAACACTGCCACAGTTATTATTGATGGCAATTTAACTGTTTCTGGC